TGCAGGAGTCAATAATCTCCTGTTCCACTCCAGCAGCCAGTAGCTTTGTGGCATTGATGGAGGATCGAGTTGATGCTGAGTAGGATATGGAAGCCCCATCACATGTGGCCTTGTATATTCCATACTGCCCCAATAGAGCCTTGATTCGGTCATTAATAGGATCAAGCCTTGACTCTATAGCCTTCTTGTCAGAGTTAAGAGCCATCTGAGTCTTGACTAGACTCTGTAGGGTATCCACATCCTCCTTCTCTGCTATCAGCTCCGTTATAGGTGGAGCTACAGGCTCCTCAGCTACCTCTACTGGCTTAGGTACTGGTACTAGGCTAGGACCTGTGCCGACTACAGACTGTGCCATCTTCTGCTTCAGACTTGCTGGTATCTTGCTCATATCATCTCCTCCTAGTGTAATGATTACACTTTCCTTTTCCTTCTATTTCTACTTTGCTCTGTAGCTGTAGCCCACTTACAATTACCCTTACTATACCCTTCATTGTTTCTTATTCTCTCTATGCTCAAGCCTGGTGGTTTCACTCCCATATCTCTCAAGAAGTTCTTGAAGTCCAACCACTCAGCACATACTGTTATACCTCTTCCTCCATAGTATGAGTAGCGAGATGCTCTAGGATTAGTGCATCTTTGTATGATCCCTTCCCACGTCTTGTAAGTAAGAGTCCTTCTCTTCCGTGCGTGCCCATGCTTTTTAAGGGCATCAAACTTCCAACAGCCACAGCTTTTAGTGTGATCTGTGAGGTGACTACCTCTGATTACCTTCAGATTCCCACATGAGCAGGAGCATAGCCAATAGATATGACCATTCTTTCCTATACCTGAAGGCCATCTTGCTGTAATCCTTCCTATAGTCCACCCCATTAGGTCTTTTCCCATCATTTATCTAGGTCCCCCCATGTGCCTGCTATAGCTACTCCAGCCTTGATAGGTACCTTTAGCGGAACACAATTCTCAAAGTGGGATTTTACCATATCCCCCCACTCCTCTGCAACATCTTCTCTACATTCAAAGAGTAACTCATCTCAATGAACCTGGAGGAGAGGATGAATCACGTCTAACAGACCGCCCTCCTCCAGGTCATCCCAGACCATCTTCATTGTTACCTTAATCGTTCCTTGAGCGCCCGCCTGATAAGGGAAATTAGAGGCTTCTCTAAGTGCAGCAGATACGACCCAAGGGTGAACACTCCGCACGGCAGCTACATGCAGATGCCTGCCCCAAACATCCCAAACCATGCCATACTTCCTAGCTCTCTTGTGGTGCCGCCTGCGATCCTCTATGATGCCAGGATACTTCAGGTAGAAGGCGTTGAGGAGTTGCTGGCACTTCTCCTCTGTCCACAAAGGACTAAACCGACCACAGGTGTGCTTAGTGGATTCCAGCCCGCACCTAACACAAATGACAGGCATCTGCTCCAGAAGCCCCTTGGATGACACATCATATATAGCAGCCAAGACGCAAATCTTGGACGGATAGCGATGTTCAATTTTGAGTACGTGAGGATACTTCCATACCCCGGATGAATCTCTAAATCTATTGTCAGGGAGCCGGAAGGCCGTGATAGCGTAGTCACTGTATATATCCTCCTCATTCTCATAGACCCTAATCAGGTCAGGATCACCGGAGCTATGAGCTGCTAGTCTGACTTCAATCTGAGATTCATCCACAGAGACGATTTTCCAACCTGCTTTAGTGATAAACCCTTTGCGTATTTCACGCCCTCTATCAGTACGTGTGGGCATCGCCAAAAGGTTAGGGGACTTGCAACTAAGTCTACCCGATGGAACTCTGGTGGTAGCAAAGTTTGGAAACATTCTCCACATATTATCAACACGTCTTGCGAGCCGTGGCATAGGTCTGACGTAGGTGCCGAGGAGTTTCGAGTACTCCTTGTAGCTAAGAATGAGCGGAACCACTGGACTGTCATGTTGTATAGCTGTAAGAACCTCATCTTCTACGCTCTCCCTTCCACCACCTTTAGTCAGCTTGAATCGAGCCTGAGTCAGCTTCAGTTTCTTAAAGAGTAGGTCTGCTATCTGATCTCCTGAGTCCAGGTTGATGTAGTGTCCTGTTAATGAATGGACATCCTCAGTAATCTTGTCCATATCCTCCACCAAGGACTTCTCCATCTTAGCGAAGTGGTCAAGGTCCACTTGTAGTCCAGTCCTAGCCATAGCAGAGATCATGGGCATGGCCCCTAGGTCTATCTTCTGCACATTGGCTATGCTAGGACCATTGCCTAGCAGTCTGACTCCATTATAGAGTCTAGGCGGCATCTTCCCAGTTCTCTTGAAACTTACGCCTAACCTGCCTAGTCATCCTCTGCAATACTTCCCACAGCCGTAGTGTAGCGTCAGCGTCACGACATGCATAGTGGATGACCTTATCGAACGGGACGTGCCTGATGTCCTTACCAGGCCAAGGACCACACACACTCTCAATTAACTCATGGCTATCTTCCCAGTTATCCCATGAGCCATAGATGTCCTTAGCCGGATTCTTGGAATAGTCAGTCAGGAACCTCTTGAACTTAGTGCCCATACTCTGAGGCTTGTACAGCTTCCACTGACCCTCAGCATCCCTTACCATTTGCTCCTCTGGCTTAGGCCACTCCATAGAGTGAGCGTCCCTGATATACTGGAGGCATAGAGGAGTAGAGTAAGGAGTCACAAGATCATCGAAGTCACTCATCTTCATACCTAGGAGCCGGTAGGCTAGAGCCTTGAGTCCTTGAGGCAAGTTACCAAGATGATAGACTCTTACCATGGTGTCAACTACTCGCTTATCAGGGAACCTTAGTCCCATCTTGGACACAACCTGCTGGTCAAATAACCAGTTGTGAAACAGTATAGGTCCAGTCCATCTGTCCAGTACATCTTGGAATATCTCTAGAGCATCCTTATTGTCAGCCCTGATAAGGTATCCAGTACCAGTACTAGTACTAAAGGTAAGACAGAATGGATCGTGGTGCCTGGTTATCTCAGTGTCACAGGCTATTGGCATACTGTAATCATTACACTCAAGATGCCACTCCAGTAGCTCCTCAGCCGGTATCTCTCTATAGTCAGGTGTGGTGTATGGGTCAATAGGAACGTGCAGCTTGCCCTTGAGGTACTTGCTTAACCTAACCCAGTCATTGCGGATCATCAGCATCTTCTTTGGCTCATGGAGTCCCCCGGCTGGATGGTACATAGGGAACACTGTACCCCAGCTAGTCTCCAGGGGGATGCCATGCTGTAGCTCTAGGTTGATGTCAGGATCGAGCGCATAGCAGGCTAGGACACCCATAGGAACTAGAACAGATGGGCTTGAGTACTCCAGTTCACTGTAGAGGTGCTGGGACGAGCAGGAGAGAAGGAGTCCCCTGTCCTTATCCCTATCAAGAGTAAGTCTCCCTTGTGGGGTATCAGGTAGACACTTGATGGAGTTTGTAAAACGCACATTATCTCTCCGCAGTCCTGCCAGAGGTAAATAATGCTCATTAACTTCACGGCCAGTCTTACCCACGAAAGGAATACCCTGACGATTCTCATCCTTCCCTGGCGCTTCTCCAATAAAGATGACATGACTATCCTCCGGCCCTGATGCGGGCACCATGTTGTGCTTAGCTGGGCATAAATCACAACGTTCCATCATTCCTTCTCATGTATCTGCTTCACTATACTCTGTGCGGTCTTGACTCCTATACCTGGTATGGATAGCCAGTCTCTCTCATCTGACTGTGCCAGCTCGTAGGGAGTGCGGAATATCTTCTCAGCTTCCATAGAGTACTTGACCCCTACTCCCTCTAGGTCGGATGCCCACTTGCGTACTAGTGACGGCCTACCAGTCAGAGACGGCATGTTTAGCTTCTGTGTCTCAAGCAGACTGGTATGGTCCTCCCACTTCTTGCTGAAGTAGCTGAAGCACTCACAGATGTTGAAAGCTGTGTGCTCCATATCTCGTGTAATGATTACAATAGTGCCTGCTAGCTGCACACTCAGCAGGTATCGGAACAGCTTTGAATAGCGAGTCATCTGCTGACGGTATCGGAATGGCCTCCAAGTGAGGGTAGCAATGCACTCCATGAGGTAGCCACTCTGTGTATCAGGCTTCCACACTCCCTCTACCATGAGGATATTGACATCGTACATGGCTAGCATCCCCGGCCTCTGGTGGGCAGCATAACGACTATCATCTATGCAGTTAAGGATGTCCCCCATAGTCTTACGCTCTACTCCCACTCCGATTCTGCCATGAGGACCATTACCCTCGAAGGCCGCATCACCATACTCCAAGTGGCTGATCTCAGCCTTTACGCCTATACGCTGGATATAAGGCAGCAGCTCCTTGGAGCCAACTCTAGCATCAATTAAGATCACAGTGCCTTCTCCCCCTCAACAGTATCCAGATCAGCAGCACTTGGCTTGCTACAGATAGTGCAGGTACGATAATGATGGGCCTCAGCACTAGTTATCCTACTACCTTCCTGAGTCTGTGCCCAAGTCACAGCATGACCCTCATTCTTGAGTTTGATGCACAGGTCCCTGAGAGCTACACGACTACTCTCATCAAACACTCTGACGAACCCTTCCTCCAAGAGCTGACGTTTCATCAGTACTCCCTAGTGGCCTCCTGCTGTACGCCACAGTGCCATTGACCACAATAACATGAGTATGAAGCAAAAAACACGTTGCATAGTAGTCCTACTAGAGAATACCCCCACGGTATAAATAGCTACACAGATAGCAGGAGTATCGCTGCTCATCAGTATCCCCACTCCGAAAGTGGCACGCCTGGATAAATAACAGACAGTAGGGTAGAGAAGTTACACTCATCTCCCCATAGCTCCATCCCCTGTATAGATGTGTCGCTCTTACACATAAGTATCTTGATCCCGAACTGTCCTTTTTCACTATCATACATATGCCTTATCTGTGTCTGCCAAAGGTATCCTTGGTCAGAGAACCCTTGGCGCTCTGCCTTCCCACTCTTAATCCTGACTTCAGCGTTCTTGTTATCCAACTTGGACTCATAGCCCTCCTTCAGCTTGTTGGTGGCTATGACTATCTTCCCTGAGTCCCAGGCTCTAGCTATCATAGCTCTACGTGCTGCATTAGCGTTAGCATAGGCCATCGGGGGCACCTGAGTCAGCTTACCGAACTCAGCTAGGCGCTGTAGCTCCCAAGAGTCACTATCCCCATCAAGGACTACAGTGCGAGCGTCAGGGTTAGCCAGAGCTTTCTTGTACTCCTCATAGAAGGCCCGCCAGTACTCTAGATACTGAGGCTGGGCCATCTGGGTAGCCAATGGTACAGGGATAACCTTGAACGCGAAGTCATCCCGGCGAGTCTTAGGCGGGTGGGGATTATCCAGCATGGCGTCAAAGCCACGGTCCAGGCATAGGACTATCCCAGGTCCAGGGGCAGACAGGGCGAACTCAGTCTTGCCGGTGTTAGGCCAGCCATCTGTGCCTAGCATGAAGCG